GAATAAAGTTGTCATTGAGAATCCTACAGGCAAAGCTTCTCTTCCAGGCCATCGAAGCCCTCTGGTTATAGGGGTCTTCCGGCCCGCCAGACCCGAGGTCTTTCCAAATCAGCTGAACATCGTAGGTCCCGATCCTGCTAATGCCGTATGCGTCTTTGGCAAATACCAGGATGTTGTATACATCAGGCGAGCCAGCAGTTTTATCTGCGTTTGTGCTGAAAAGATGCCGCACATTTGGCGTTGACCCCCACTCCCCGGTGAGAACAGAGTCGCGTGAAGGATACTCGGCGGTTGAAATAAATCCGTCGACTACCTGAATGGCAGGGATCAGATCGGTGTGGGAAATAGCAAAGAAGCTCGACCGAACCGGCATAGTTCCCACATCGGAACCAGGAGGAACGATTTCACTAATAAACTTCGCGTTGTTAGCCAAAAGGCTGTTAACTACAACGCCCTCGAAATCGGCACCGGCAGGCTCAGTCGGAGACTGTCCGTTGCTTCCATTGCTGGCATCGGTGTAGCTGGCACAACCCACCAGCACGTCACGAATGAGCGTGTCGTAGGTCAGGCCATACTGGTCCGCCAGCAACTCCACCGCCTCTGCTCGGACATCTTCGAGGTTTTCGAGAAGAACGATGTCTGTGAGCATAACGTGGCCGCCGTGGTAAGAAATCTGACAAGTGATGTCTGCCACTGACAACTGCTGGGGAGTCTTGGTTACACCTTCAGGAATCGGTGTCGTAGACACACTGAGAGATGTATACCTGCGCCATTTAACAGTATTGCCCTGATGCGCGGCCAAGTCTTTCACCTGACCGAAAAGCGCGTGGAGCAGTTGCGGCTTTGCCCTTTCAAGCAATACTCGTTGAAAAATCGTATTATCCGCAATAGGGATATTTGTGGTGGTAGTAATGTCCATTTTATTCTCCTAAAGAATCGCTGAAGTTTGAGAGTAAAATTAGGCCCCACCCTTTGCCCTGATCTCTCCGCGGTATCTCGTCCAATATTTTCCAACTTCCTCGGGACTCATGTTTCGTATCATCTCTACAAAGTTGGTTGCTCCACCACCGATTTGCTGCACGCCAGTAAACTGGGGTTTTTGGGCATTATCAATTTTTTTCTGAGCATCGGTTTTGGAAGGAACCGGAACTTCAGGTTCCTTTGCTTTTTTAGCGGCAAGATACGCGTAATTCAAGGCTTGCGGAGGCGCATGAACTAGCCACTGCGCCGTTTGTGGGTCCGTTTCGTTTAGTTGTATCAGGTGTTCCTGCATCACCTTGAAAAAGTCCGGGTATTTGGAAAGCAACTGGTCCCTTGCCCTTTCCTGGTTAAGAACGCCAAACGCCTGCGCGATCTTTTGTCTCTCTTCGTTTAAGGCGTGGTTCATAATTGCCTTCAGTTGCTTAACCTGGACAACCTCATCGTCTTCCAGCCCTGAAAACATATCCGGCTGGTTTTGCGGCTGTGGCTGTTGGGCAGGCTGCGGAGGAACTAAATTGTTCCTGTAAAGGGCGAGTTGCCTTTCGGCATACGCGAGGGACTCTCTCGTTCTTAGCAGGTCCCGGCGCAAGCTTTCTGCATCCTCGCTGGCATTTACGTCTTCCTGCGGTTGCGCTTCTGACCCAGGATCTTTTCCTTCTTCCATCACTTCCTGAACTGCCGCTTCTTCGTTCATTACGCTATCCTCCCTTGGATAGAAAATTTAATACCCGGCCTTCGGGTTACGAATATAACAAGACGGGCCGCGTTTCACGGACCGCTTTTTCAATCTCAGCACTGGTCTTTTCTGTCACCCATTCCTCTTTCAACGGAATATCGAGTGGCATGGCGCATAGGAGTTCGCTGTTTCCTTTTTTAGGATCAATAAGCAGGGAATATGTTCCCATCAAAGAAAGTTTTTCCTTTAGTTTTTTCTTGTCTCCTTCTGTTTTGTCCCGCCACGGGATAACTAGAATTTTTGTCCTGACTACTTCATCCTTAAAATCCCACCTGGGATACACAAGCGCGACAAAAGGGTGATTCTGCGTTGAAACCAAGCCGGACAGTTTTGCTCTGACCTCATTGGCCATGCTCATGCTCAATTCAGACAAATCAAAATATATCGCCACGCGCCTTCTCCTTTGTTTATACCCCTTGCGGTGTTCGCCTGGGTTGTTCTTGGGAGGCCATTAATTGCTTTGCTTTTAATTGAATATCCATAAAGTCAGACCACGCTTTCCGCTGATCCTGCTGGCTTAGTTGTGACAGCTCCCCCACGATTTTGGCGCGCTTATACGCGGCATCCATTCGGTTTTCCTCCTCGGCCGCCAGTTTCATCCGGGAAGCGGCTATGTCGCTGGCCGTCTTGGCCTGCATCATTTGAGCCGTCAGGTTTTCCATCTGCCTCTGCTGCTCCATAAGCTGCTGCTGCTGTTGGACACCTTGTTGAACTTCTTGGATTAGTTCCTGCTTATTGGCTATGGGCGCGTTTTTCAGGAGCGTCATTTCCGGGATGGGGACACCCATCTGTTTCAGCATAAGCAGCTGCATGAAATATTCCTGCCGCTGGGTGTCGCTCAACACGCCCTCCGTCACGATAATGTCATTTTCCGTAAGCTGGACGCGGTAAAGATTTTCAGGGAGTTGTTGGGCGCCGGTGATCGCCATGATTTTCTGCGGTCCGTAATTTGCCTGGATCATCTTGACCATCTTGTAGCCAAGCCTTGACTTGGCAAAGCGGTATCCGTCAATCAGTGGCTGAAGGGTTGTAAGGCCAGCGGCCTGACGCAGTTTAGCGAGAATTCCGCTTATCTCTATATTGTCATGCTCGACTAGGCCAAGCATTTCATTGTTGGCGCCAGGAATTTCGAGAATTGCTTTTGTAAACATCTCATCAACTTGAAGCCAACTTGGCGGGATCTGCGCCGGGGGAATCTGCTGAATTGCGTTTTCTGAAATTGCCCCGTCATTAAGTGGAATATTGAAACCCTGTCCGGCCCTGTAAAGCAGGCTTGGGTCGTCGATGGCTCGTTGTTCGTACAACCACCCAGAGTTCAGGTTTTTTTCGATTACGTCTACCATCTGGCTTCTGCGCTTATTGACCTCGCGCTGCGGGTCTATCATGTGTGCGCCGAGAGGCATCAGTTTATATTTCCAATCGGTAATTTCAGGGAACCAGAACCCCATCACTGGGACATAGGGATAATCCCCTATTCCCCAAGGTTCCGGGCCTTTGTGCATCACAACGTCTTCGATCAGGATATTTAAGTTAACCTCCGGCACAGAGCGTTCTATCAGCGCCATCTCTTTGCCGGCCTCTGCTTGTATTTGGAAGTAATCCTTTATCGCCGCCTTTGTCCAATCGCTGGCGTCCTGTTCCTGGCCGGTCTGGGTGTCGATAAGAATCTTTTTATTTGTGTATTCCTGGCGCCAAAAGAGGTCCACGCGGACTGCGTCATCGTTCGGAACTTTGACAATCGGCATACGCAAAAATTTATGGTCCGAATGGGGTTTGAGATTATTAATATCCCTACGCCGGTTTGGGAGCATGGAGACCGCCGCTTCCTTTGAAATAATCATTCGGTGGATGAGATATCGGCAATCACTTAAATCACGCTTGAAAATATTCGGGTCCATTACAAAGGAGGCGTGCGGAACGCGAATCGCTTCTATTCTTCCGTTGACAGGGTCCTTGGCGTAATTCATGTAAAGCATAACCAGGTTCATACCAACCCGCAGGGACCCTATTTCAAAAGCGTCACTCATTACCTCATAAATCGCGGCCCTCTCCATGTCGTGCATAATTGCTTGGCTCAGAATGTCCGCCGCTGGGCCGTCTTGTAGTTTAGAAGGAGATATCTTGAATGCAAGACGGTGCTGTCTTTGATATCCGCTCACAAGCTGGATAACCCTGTGCATATAATTAAACACCATGTGTTCGCGCCCGCGTTCCGTCAGGTGTTGTTTTTGCCTGCCCGTCCATTGATCTCCGAGGCTGGCTAAAAAGCGCACCTCCGCCTCTTCGTAAAAACTGGACATATCGCGGAGCGCATAGTCATAACAGTCATTGTAGTCTTTCTTGACGGTCAGATCAGAATCCTTAGTTGGCATATGAAATCATCCTTGGAGGCCCGAATTTCAGATAGAGGTCTATGGCCTCTTGTGAATTTGTTTGACGCGTCATCCCTCTCTGAACAGCAGTAGCCAAGATGCGAAAAGCGTCCGCCCCATGCGCTGCCCAATTCGACTTAGGAGTTTCCCGAAACACCTTGTGATCGTCATCCCATTCTCTCTGGTACATTTCGAGGCACTTTATGCCATCCGGGCATCCGGTTGCGTCGAATCGACAAGATGGTAAAAGCCATTTTACATATTCAATCCCTGCGGCCCTCCCCATCTTGGGGATAACCGTTAAAGCCAACCCAGCCTCCCTTGCTATCTGAGAACGGCGCATCCCCGATCCTAGTTCGTGGATTCGAGCATCATGCGGCGCAAAATGTTTGCCATACCTCCACATACGCCCTGCCGACTGTTCTTCTCGCTGGATGCGGTCGATCAGGGCAGCATAGTAGGGAATGTCTTTATTGTTATCGGCAATGTACCTGAGTAGGTTGACGTGTTGACCCTGGTGTTGAAAAAACCAAATAGCAGTATCGCCGTGGTATCCCAAGTCCCACGCGGTATGAACGGGAAGTCTTGGGTCAAAAACGACTTGCGCGATCCTCCCTTCCTTGCGTGCATCCGCCATTAGCATCCCGTAGAAAGACCCGTGCGCTCCGACATTAAAGTCACAGTAAAATTCCTGCCGGATCGTGTCTTCGGACATCCCAGAACGGCGAGCTTCCTCGATCATCTCAGGCGTGACTACCGGGGAGCCGTCCTCCCGCCTAGTTTCGTCTACCGTGAGCAGCTGACAAAACCACTCTTGACTTTCGCTGGCATAGGAATAAATGTCGTACCCGTGATTTCTCCCGCGAGGGGTGTAGATAAAAACGGCCCAGCCCATGTTTTCCATCAAGATTGGTTCGATGAATCGCCACGCCATCGGGTTTTGAATCGCAAATTCACTAAAAACACATCCGCGTGGGTTAGTACCCACTATTGAATCATAGTTGTCACAACCCACCACCTGGATAAGGGATGTCTTGCCTTCTTCTTGGGTATGGATGCGGACCTTCATTTCTGTGTTATTGATTGCCACCCGCCCGTCGTCATTGAGTGCAATGATTTTTTCCGGGATGTGGTTTAGAAACTTAAACCCGCTTGAGTCCATGCCGTCCCAAATAATTTTTCGGCCTTGAGCATAGGATGGGAAAAAGTAATAATAGATTCCAGGATTGAGAAAAGCCTCCTTGACCAACAGGTTTAATGCGGTTTTGTCTTTTCCGGCACGCCTGTGCCAAACCGCCGCTCCCCTGCGGTAATTGTTTGCAATCATATTGTAGAAGGGCGCCTGATATTCCCGCGGTGAAAAGTTAAACGGAATAGTCAGGTACGATTCATCTTTTTTATATTGAACGGCAGGCAATAAAAAACCACTCCAAGACTAACTTTTGCCACGTTTCTTTTTGCTTGCGTAGATCTTCTGCAGTTGCGCCTCTGCTTTTTTTCGTGAATCGTGCGGCCCGAGCGTCTTGCCGGAACGATGGCTAATCACAACATATTTATCACCACGCCTGCGTATCAAAAGAAAACCCCCTGCCGATTTCCACCGGAGGGGGCCACAAAAGCCTTGACAATCATCTTA